TAATCGTCTTGTTGCCATAATTCATTGTTTTATCGCACGCGCGCACGCGAAGCGCGCGCACGCGCGCGAGGTTATTAATTGTGTTTAGTCAAGTCTCGGTATCGCCACTCTACTAATTGGCAATTTAACCGAGCAATCAAGCCATATTTGACCGATAACTTTATCGGTATTCTCCGTAACTGCAAATACATCATTCAACTGTTCATCATCGACCAACAAAAATGATTGTGTAAGTGCAGGCTTAGAGTCAAATACACGATTCATAAGGAAATTTCGCAAATTCGTCCTAAAAAGTCCGTGTACCTTATCAGTTTTTTGTACGTACTCATACCACGGGCGTTGATAACCAAAAACAGCGTCCAAATCATCACGAGCAGCATAAGCCTGCAATGGACATACCTCCTTATAAGTAATAGGTTGGAAACCGAGATTATCAAACTCGGGTTGAAAATGGTCGAGCAAATCACGATACAAATAATGTTTCGGGAGCAACTGCGAGTAATTCGGCACGGGAACCATTGAGATAATGCCCATGATAATAGACTCTTCATCACAATAACACGAAATTGTCGGACCGTCAGCAGCTAAAAAGGCGTCACCGGCAAGGCTACCAAGCGCATTCGCATAGCTACCTTTTGGATATTGTACCGTCGGATCCTTCTCAATAGACTGCACAACACGATTCATCGAAACATCACGTGTAAAACCTCCGATAAATTCGGGCATATTCAAATCATCATAGCGCACTTGACAATCAAATCGACCTTCAAC